CGGGCAATCATCGCAAATAGGGCGAGATATGAATGATAGTGAAAACGTTCAAATTTTGGACGATACTGGTTGGGTGTCTCCTCCTACCAGAGATCAGCATAGCAGAAATTTGTTTAGCAAGAGAAAACCTTATCACGCAGCTTAGTCTCCAACACGGTGAAAAGATTACCGCTCAAGGACTAATAAGCAACGGAATGGTTATGGAATTACTTGTCTCAACCGAAGGCAATTGGACAATACTTATATCTCGTTCTGATGGTATCTCCTGTGTAGCTGCAACTGGAGAGGGATGGCAAACTATAGAAGTGGGGGGTGATGATACATGACTTCTGGGTTAGACGTTAAACAGTTTCGGGAAGACATAATTCGTCCTACTTTGTTCTACCTAGACATGTATAGTATGTCTGCAGAGACGCTGCTTCTGGGGACTGCTATCCAAGAAAGTTTGCTGTGCTACATCAGACAGTTGGAGAGCGGCCCTGCTCTAGGTCTTTACCAGATGGAGCCTGCAACTCATACTGATATTTGGCTAAACTACCTTGGATTCCGCCCTGAACTGAAGGAGAAGATGGAAGATTTGTTGGCTCCATTCCCTTCGAGGATAGACCAGCTTCAATCCAACCTATTCTATGCTACTGCAATGGCTAGGCTGCACTACTATAGGGTGTCTATGCCTCTACCTGAACCTGATGATATAGGGGGGATGGCAGCATACTGGAAGGATCACTACAACACTGAATTGGGGGCTGGGTCAGTTCAGGAGTTCATTGATCGCTTCAATAATTTTGTTTAGCTTGCCTTCTTTAGCCAAGAGTTTGTCAAACTCTTCTTGCCTGATCTCATAAGTTGTCCAGGCCGCTCTGCAGTAGCCGCACATTCTTTGTCTGCGGATATAGCCATCCCCTACATAAGTCTGCTGAACTCCGACCATAGCCTCGCCGCAGTGGTGGCAGATCAGGCGGGATTCTTTTTTACTCCTTGCCATTTTGCATCTCCAACTGCCATACCTCAAAATCAATCTTCCATGTAGACATAGTATGTTTCTCCCTCTTCTCTGTCTATCTTAACCCTAACTCTTTTCATAGCTACCAGTGTTTCAGTTACGGCATCTAGAACATATGAGTCCACAGTTCTGTTGAATCTCCTAAGAATGGCAGCCTTTGTAACCTTTTTACGTTCCGACAAGAATTCAATCAATGCCTCACTTTCCTCAGCATACCTAGCCTTGCCAATCCCAGCAAAGACCTTCTGCATCCCCACCTCTGCCTTTTCCATCAAATTAAGTGCAACCTCAAAACTATCTAAATCTAATTCCCTTCTGTCGTGCTGGCTAGCAGCTATTATCATCCCCAGCTTCTTAACATGGGTCGCCCTTCTTGAGATATATCCAGCAAAAGCGGGATCATTTACCGGCCCTTCTCCCTTCTCAATCTTCTTCTCCTCTTGTACATACCAGTTTTCATACTGTTCAAGGGTTTCGGGGGTGAACTTATATTCCCCCGTCAGTGTATGTATGATTTCCAAGTCGTGTATGAGCCTATCCCTTAGGGCTTTGTCCGGCGGCTTGAGGTTTGGGTTTGAGATGATCTTTCGCTTTTGAGTTTCGACGATGAAGATGCATCTTGAAGTGAAGCCACCGCCGATCGCCTCATGTGGCAGTATAAGGGGAAGCCAATCGGGAGCTGTCGCTGCCACCAGATTGAAACACATTCCAGCAAGCTCATTAATACCCTTATTTTTAGTCCGTCTTTGCCAATCATCGCGCGAGTCATACCAGTTAGTAAGCATCGCCAAGAAGCGTTTGTTCTGCTCGCCGGTAAAGACAGATAACTCTTCGAGGAAGCCCGCCATAGAGGACATTTCTCGCATGTTTCCAGTTGTTTCATCTTTGAACGCTCCGGCTGAGTCATCCATCTGTTTGATTATCGCCTCTGGAGAGTTGTCCTCCCCAAGCATAGGGATGTTGAGGGTTTTGACCATACTTCTCCCAATCGTAATCGCCTCCCCTTTTCGTGCCCTACCCGAAGGTCCAACAAGGACGACATACTGGTTAGGATAAATATCAGTGTGCCCCCATCGCATATAGACTTTCCTTTGAAGGGCAGCGCCAATACACCCCATAGCAGTCCAGAGATGAAACGCCAGAGGCGACTCTGAATTATCGGTGTATTCCAAATAAGCATTGAGCCAGTTATCCAGCTTGCGTTGAGGCATTCAACTTGTCCCACGCTTCTTCTAGGTTGTGTTGCATCACATCTACATCTTCACTTAACTCGACGGGGATCATATGTCCCCAGTCCCTTCCAACCTTCAGATCAGTTCCAATTTGGAACTCTCGTCCGCTGTACTGAATAGTTGGGGACATATAATCGAGAGCGTGACGAATAGTAAACAAGGCCATTTCGTAGAAATGATCTATGGGATACTGATACACAATTGAATCGTGTACCTGTGCCAATAAGTCGGCCAAGTCAAAATAGTCAGCACCTTGCACAAACGCCTTAGCCATTCCAGAGTTGACCATATCCACAACCGTTGATTGGGGAATAAAAGCATAGGCTTCTTTGAACAGTTCGTCACCCCAGGCATCTCTGAACTCCCTCTTCCTTCCGAAACAGTTGGTTAGAGTTCTATTGTCTCTGAGTTGTTGTCGGATTGTCTCCCACCAAACGGGTATTCCCGGGTAGGCGCTGTGGAGATAGAGATCGACAATTCTTTTTGCATCCCGCTCCTCCATCTCATTTTCCAACGCAAACCGTCGATAACCCATTCCGTAGTTAAGACCATGATTGGACTTTTTCCCAGCTTGTCGAATAGACATACTTCTAGGCAGGAAGTAATCTCCTTCAAGTAGCGCAGCAAGTGACTCACTCCTAATGGTCCTAATTGTATCTGGATCGGTGTGGTGTTCGACAAGTTTATTCTCCATCTCAACAAGTTCAATTGGAGCGCCTGATATGAGCATACCAGTCTTGCTGTGGGGACTCTCGTCACCTTTGACAACATCTATCATCTGACCATCACCCGAGGCGTAGGCCACCACGACCCATTCCGCCCCAGACTTGTCAAACTCCATTAGGATGTGTTGAGTCATGACTTTTTCTTATTCCGTTTGCTGTGTGGACCTAGACGAGCTTTGTAACAGGTCAAACACTTACGATGTCCATCATGTCCTGTACCGGTGTTTTCAGATGTGTACTCATGCCCGTTGGTGCAATGGGTCTCCTTAGACCGATGCCGACTAGTGCGAAAGTTGTGATTCTTAGGTACAGCATCCATCCTTTTTGCTGTCACTTCGTTGATGATGAGTTCAGTCTTTTGCCGGACCATTGCTGTTAGATCGTTTATAGACCAGACAGGCTGAGATACAAACCTTTCAACTATAAGATGTTCAAGACGGTTTAGGGCTTGGAAGGTTTCATCTGTTGTGTTGGTCATTCGTCGGCTACCAGGAAACTCTTGAATTCAGGATGAATATTCTGCATGTTCATGCCAGTTCCGAAGATCGTTTGAGAGGAGGACAACCGACCTGTAGTTGTCCCTCGGATGTTATAAGAGCAGCGCATACGGTGATCTCCATCGACATCTGCGGATAAGTAGGTGCCGTGTAGTTTCTTGAGGGTCCGAATTTCCTGAACCAGACGAGCTTCTGGGAGGTTAAAGCGTCGCACAATTCGTGCCATAGCTTTGTCATCAGTTGTAGGTTTACCCGTTTTCCTGTTGACGTAGGGTTTGATCCCTTTTGTGACATAGAAATACTCCATACACTGTTTTGGAGAGTTTGGATTAAACGGCCGTTCTGCCACCTCCAACAGATCGACTTCTTTCTCAGCAATCTTGGTTTCGACCTCTTCCTTGGTTTTAGCCAACTCGTCCATACTAACCTTAAAGCCTCTTGTCATCATGTAGACAAGGGGATCAATCAACTTGATTGTTTCTTGATAAGAATGCCAATACTCCCTGTCGTGCAATTCCACCTCAAGGGCATACCACGCCTCCATTGCTACGCAGGCATCCTTAGCGTTGTATCGCCAGAAGGTGTGGTAATCACCGTCCATCTTCTTCCACATCTTTCCGCCGTCGTCTTTCCAATAAGGTTCCCTTGTATGGATAGATGCGATGAAGTCTAAACCCTTCGGAAAGTCGGGATATAAGAGGTGCTGTGCTACCATAGTATCTCCTAACCGTCCCTGGGTTATAATAGAATTCTGTTGTAAGAGTACGGAGATGTCAAAGGAGATGTTCTGATTGATCTTTCGGATAGAGGGATCGTTCAAAATTTGAGCGGTCAACTGCCATATCTTCATCTCCTGATCTATGCTCCACCTAGCCTTGCTGTCTGTTCCTACTAGGGGTATGCACATGGCATCATCTGGGGCAATGGCAAACCCGAGGCAGGACACCTGATGCCTAAATATCTCAATATCCAGGGCTACGTCCTTCTGCTCAAGGCATTCCTTCAAATAGGATATAACTTCCTCAAACGAGGGATTAATCCGCAAGGTTCTCTGGGGAAGGTTTAGGTTGGAAGAATTCCTCTCCTCAATCACGCGCCTTAAGTCTGTTGTAATAATATAGCGCCAGATGTACTGCCCTCGGAGGCTAGCAGCAGGGTGGATTGTCGCCACCACCTTCTTCCCAATCACAGGACTGGATAGGATAGAACCTCGCCATTTCATTATCTGAGCGTGGGGAGTCAGGGCACTGAGGGCTGTATTCCCAAGAGGGACAAAGACATTAGCCTTGCTTCTTGCCAACCTGACAAGGAGGCTATCTAGGTGCTTCTCTCCATCTGCAGTGAATCCGCCCTTGTTTGTCCACACCAGATCGCCGGCGGAGTCCCAGATTTTACCCCCCAACTTATCCTTGGTAACAGGCTCCTCGAAGATGTTGGTCAGATAGCATTCGCGTCGGATCATTCCTGCAGCGTGCATACACTGGTCGAGGACATGCCCAGCCGGGCCGACAAAAGGCTTGTGGGCACGCATTTCAGAATGGGATGGAGCCTCCCCTATGATACAGATTTTGCTGCCAGGGTCGCCCTCTTCGAAGGGGCTAGTCATCTTCGGCCAACTCACAAGCCAGTGCCAGGTACCCACAAGCGTCTATATAGTTATCTCGCTTGTGTTGAGGCCCAGTTGCAATACGAGCGAGTTTTAGCAAAGCCATATTCATAGCTGTGCGCCATTCCTCACTGGGAGCTCTATCTTCTACAAGATTGGAGTACGAATATTGAAGATCACCGATCGCCTTGAAATTTTCCTTGGGGGGACCGTAAGTAGCCTCTCGGTCAGCAGATACTATTTTATTGGCTTCCTGTAATACATCATCACGTACGGGCATTCTTCCTCTCCTTTTTCTAGGAAGCTTTTGTTAATTTACAAGGGTGCCGGCATCCACATCCTTTTGGATGTTGGCAAGGAACCTGGTCCTAATCATCTCATCTAGATCAAAACCTAGTCCCTTTCTCCTAATCCTGTAGCCAGCCCTCAAGGTTACGCCGGACCCAAGGAAGGGGACGATTGTTGTAGAACCTGGCCAAGTGAATGTCTCGAGGATTTCTAACATCAGTTCGATTGGCTTCTCGGTGCTGTGATCTTTCTTCTGATGGGGGACGGGTTGAAACTGAAAGACGTTGGACCGCCCTTCTTTCATAAGTTTCGGCTTGCCTTTTCTGGCGACGAAGAAAGGCTCGTAGGAAGAGCCCAAAGCAGTTTCCGGAGCAGCAGTCTGCCCAGCTTGACCCTTAGTCCAGATTGCGGGGATTGGATTAACTGTGAACCCAACACGAGTAAGAGTATCATAAACCTGCTGATGCCATGACATCCCGTACCACCAGACACAGTAGGAGTTTTTTCGCAGGACACGGTAAACCTCCGTCGCTATGTTGTGTAAGAACTTGGGATATTCCTCAGTGGGGATTTCTATATACCGGGTCATTTCGTTATGACTCTTGGTCCGGCCTTCCCTTCTTTTGTCCAAATCAATCCCGTATGGGGGATCGACCTCGGCAAAATCGCAAACATCGGGATTCATTTTCTTTATCTGGGTTACACTATCTCCGAGGATGTAATGATCCCGTGCCCATTTAGCTATTCCTTTGCTGGTTTTTTCCGCCTTCTCCAACAAAACAGCATTGACGGCATCCTCTTCTAGTCTTTTGTATTTCTTCCAAGCCTCGTCCTCAGTCTTGGCATCGGCCAATTCAGGGATGATCTCAATCGCCTCTGCCAACTGTAACCGCCTGTTAACTGCCCCAGCCGATGCATCTAACAACCCAGCCTGGTCACGCTGAGACCAGTTGGGATCAGACTCAGATCTTAACTGGAAAATACGAGCTTCTAACATAGCCCGCTCGTCCCATCTCATGTCCTTACGCATGACATTTTCCAGGAGTTCGATTTCCCTATGCTCAAGCTCCCCCTCTGCTGCCAGGACAAAGGCTGTTACCTTGTCCCACTTGAGGGACTCCATTGCAGTTAACCTACGCTCACCGGCAAGGAGGGTTAGGTCTTCGCTCAGCAAAAGAGGGACGAGTTGGCCCTTCTCCTTTATACTAGCCGCCAGCTCTTCTATATTCCCCAGATCAATCCGATACCGCTTGGTTTTCTTGATCTTCTTGATCTCAACTTGTTGAGTTTTCATCCACCAAACTCCGCTAGCATTGTCGCCTGCTCTTCTGGGCTGAGACTATCCAAGAGACTGATAGCATTAGACTTTCGTTCAGCCTTCTTCCGCACCGTCTTCGGAGGAGCTTTTGTGATCTTCCTGTCGCCCCGAATGTCTGCGATCTGTTGGTGCAGTTCTTCGGTGGACATATCTGTGAGGTGGGTTCTTAATTTGGAGAGGGGATTGTTCATGTCTTAAACTCAATTCTGAAATTTCCATCCAGCACGGCGCCGTACACAAGAGTGCCCTTCTGCTCCACACTGTCCAACACCCGCTCAAGAATGATACGCAACACATGGCTTTTTATGCCATAAGGCATCTGTGCCGCACGCTCCGCCAGTTCGGGTGAGACTTCAAAGTTCATCCGTTTCATTTCTGGATTACTCACTTCACAACTCCTCCTTTTTCCGCCTCACAAAGTCTTAAAAAAGCAATATTGTTTTCATCCACCTGATCCTTCGTCCCCTCTGTATCATCCTCATGAACATAGACTGGCTGGTAGATATCACAGAAATTACTTATTCTTACGGGTAAACCTTTTCCGCACCCTGTCACGATTAGCAGGATCATGCAAACTGCGGCGAGCGTCAGTAGCGGTGCGTACTTCATTCATACTCTCCTCTATATACTCAGCGAGGGTTGCCTTCCTAGTGTTCTGGCGAATGGCACGATCTCGGACGAATTGGGCTAGGGCTTTTGCGAACCCTAGCCCAACTCGAATCAGATGAAGCCAGATCATGACTGAAGCTTAGCTACCCCAGCCCGCAAACCAGCAAGCCCGAAGCCGTTGAGGATCAGAATAGCGTTGTCGAGAACACCCTGCCAGGCCGCCACATCACCTGTGAGACCCTGCACCACGCCGACAATGACCATAAGGGCAGCAACGATATTCGTCTTTTTGTTCTGCAAAAACTCCATGACAAATCTCCGAATTGTGGAAGGAAAGAAGAGGGGGGCTGGGATGTCGGTAGACTAGCAACCCCCCTCTCTCAGGATCACCTTAGGAAGGCTGAGGCAATCCCGATACCAATACTACTCCGAAACCTTGGGCAACACCAGAGTATTGCGGAGGCCAAAATCGTCGTCCTCCTGTTTCAGGAGAGCGTCGCAGGTAGCTCCCAGCAGGTCATCCGTGTTGAACCCGTCCACTTCGTAAGTGACGCCGAACATGGTGAAGAACCGCTTTAGATCCCTCATGTAAAGCCTGTTCCACTCACACCCGTCGTAGGGCAGGTTCAGCCACTGGAATACAGGAGCCGAGCCTTCGCCGTCCTCACCTTCGATAGCAATAATGACGTTGACGCCAGGATTGCCGGCCTTTGAGTCCTTCTCCTCGGCCTTGGTAATCCGAAGGGGATACTCTCCCTCTGCTACCGCCTTGTCTTCGTAGTCATCGCCCATTTCTGCATTGATGAATGGCATCTTTTGCTCCTTTTCAAGATTGCCGTTTCAGGATTGCGCCTATTCCGTATTCGCCGGCGCGTGCGAAATTCTTGATGGTGACATCCTCCTTGGCCTTCACATTAAGGGAGGAGCGAATTGTCTGAAGACCTCGCTTTTCAGGGATGGTCTGTATCTCAAACTTGAGTTCATCTCCCTCCGATGCAGCTTGAGCCAGCCAGAGGTCTGTAAACATAAGAGGAAGTTGGTTTCGGGAACTGCCCGGGAGTTGCAAAAGGGTTTCCACCTTCTTGGTCTTGTCGTCTTGAAAGACTTGTAGGTGCCCCGTAGCAAACATATTGATAGGAATAGATGTGACAGTCCGAAAGACTGTGCTGATCTTATTCCCAACTACACGATAGTCAGACAGATCTTCAATCTTCCCATATCTGTTATTGATGAAAAGTTGTCGATCCATACACGCCTTGACCAGGAAGGTTAGGGAGTCGAAGATCATCCAGTCGTATTCTGTAATTTCTCCTGACTCCTCAAAATCGTTGAGGTGCTCCACCCATCTGTTGTATAGGGTCGGCTCCCTTTTGGTTGCAGGAGTGTCGTCCCTCGCACCCTTGTTGAAACCCTTTAAGGTGGCGTCCATCTCTACCATCTCAGGCATGAACTCTTCATAGTCGAGGTCTAGTCCTCGGAGGGTTTGCAACGAGTTGGGGTCGAATATATAGGCGAACTTCCTGCCTGGAAGAGTGTGAATTTGGGCTGTCTTGCCGCTTCCCGTTGGACCTACCATGAGTATTCGGGTAGGTACGTCGGATAGGTCTAGGTCTTTTGCGTTTGGCACTTGTTTTATTCCCCTCGTTCTTAGGTGTGGGGGACCAGTGTAGATCCCCCACAACATTGCTCATTTTTGCACATTAAACACCAGTTGTCAACTGATGATCCC